GGCGTAAAATTTCGAGGGGGTCAGAGTCTCTGTAAAACTCGTCTAATTCATCCATTGAATAATAGCGGTTATCTCCTAAATATCCGTTATATCCGTCTAACTCTTCCATACAATCATTAAAAACATCTTCGTTATTTTCAAAATATGCGATAATATCCGCTATAATATTTTCGGTTGTTCTTTTCTTGGTCTCTGTCATTTTCTTACCCTCCTATTATGCTATATTAAATTGGTACTTAAATTCGTTAATGTGCCGTTGTCGTGTTCAATTACTTTGGCTTTTCCGTAAAAGCTCTTGCGGCTGTCCTTCATAGGTGTAAGTTCGTAAATCCTCATTTTGTAATACCTCCATTATAGTATTGATTTTGTGCCGGGTCTGTGCTATAATAGAGGAGCAGCCGCCCGGCGTGGGCGTGTTGTGTGGGCTTTCGCTTCTGTGCTTTGGTCGGCTTGGAGCGTTAGCCCTTTTCTATTACACTATTATTATACACTATTTGCATTTACTTGTCAATAGTAAATACAAAAATAATTCAAGATTTTATACAAATATTTTATAAAACGCCGCCGGGGTTCGTTGGTTCAGGTGGTCGGGAGTGGGTCGGAGCGGCGGAGGGGGTCGGGGGATATATCAAAAACACAGAGGGCGGGGTTAGCCTCGTAACCACTCTCAAAAATAAAAAGAAAATATTTGCATAAACCTATTGACATTTGCATAAACTTATGCTATATTAAATACAAGAGGTGAACGAAATGGAAATATTCAAAAATGCAATAGGCTATATTAGAGTCAGCACCAAAGGTCAGGCGAAGGATGATAAGTATGGTATAGATATTCAAAAACAAGCAATCCTTTTGTATGCTAATAACAATGGTTATAACATAGTTGATTGGAAGATAGACGATGTTAGTGGTGCCAAGGATGAGCGTGAGGCTCTTGATGAAATCTTATATAGTGATGCAATCAGCAATCCACCATACGAGGCAGTCATCGTTTTTAAGAACGACCGAGTTGCGAGAGATACCAAATTATATTTTTACTATATGTATGTCCTCGAAAAACGAAATATCAAGTTGCTTAGTGTTGAGGAAAAATTCAACGAGGGTGATGAGTTTGCAAATATTTATAGAGCATTGTTACAGTTTGTCGCAGAGCAAGAGAGAAAAAACATCGCTTTAAGAACAAGTAAAGGTCGTAGTCTGAAAGCATCTTGTGGAGGATATAGTGGTGGTAGATGTCCTTATGGTTATAAAGTAATGGGAGGCAGACTTGTTATCAACGAGGATGAGAAACCGATTGTTGAATATGTCTTTGCTGAGTATGCTAAAAATAAACCAATGCTTACTATCGCAGACGATTTGAATGATATGGGATATAAAACTCGTAAGGGAACTAAATTTCAAAACACGAGTGTTAGGAGTATCATCAACAATGAACCTCTCTATAGAGGAATGTATAAATATGGTAAAACAATGAATTGGGTTAAAGGTGTTCACGAACCAATCTTAGCCGAGGAGGAATAGTATGAGTTATAGAAAAAGAAAGAGATATGAACATACTTGTTTTAGGGATGCTTTTGAGATATTTTATTTTATAGCAATCTGCATTGGTACAGTTCTAAATTTAATCGGTTATTTCGTTAAGTGCGTAGTATGGTGCATCGCAAAACTTATAATTTTTATTAAGAACTATCATAGTCAACGGGAGGCGTGTCAGAATGTATGAAACAACATCGATATTGGATTTGGATTTCTATACAAGGTTTTTTACTGAATATTTGAAAACACCTAAACTCAGGCTTAACAGATGGATAATTCTTATATCTTGTAACATTTTTATAATTGCTATTTTTATGTTGCTTTTCATAAGCACTCGAAAAATAATGGCTATTATATTATGGTTAATTATTTTGATAGGTTCTAATATTCTTTTTTATAAAACAATAAAAAATCAACCCATTAAGGCGGCAAGGAATGTATTAAGACCTCAGAAAGAGTTGACCGGACACGATAGTATTCAGTATGTAACACATCTTGAGGAAAATGGAATATATATTGAAAATATCTATTCAGGTTCAAAAGGAACAGTAGAGTTTCAAAACATAATTAGATTTATGGATGTATGTGGATATTACATTTTAATAACGACATCCGGTGCTTTAATTCCCATCAATAAAAACGCTTTATCAGAAAACGAGCGAGTTGATTTTATCAACGATATAAAATCTAAACCTACTAAAATACAATGGAATAATTAAATCAGCCTTACATAAAAAGTTGTAAGGAACGGTCAATAAGGACTTTGAGTATTACGCTCAGAGTCCTTATTTTATTATCAGGAGGTATATTATGAATTACAAATTTAATTTTAGTGAAATTGGAGAAAAAAACGAAAAGACTTTTGTATCGCTCTTTCGTATGTATAATAACGATTTGAAACGATACAGTGAGAGATTGAGAGAAAATCCAATCAGGGAAAAGGATATTTACGAAAACTATGTGAATGACCCATCATTGTATAAACTTTATATAAAAGATGGCAGAACAATCGTTGGATTTATTGTTTTACAGTATGTATATGAATTAGAAACTCCGGCGTGGTATATTGTAGAGTTTTATATTATGCCAAGGTTTAGACATAGAGGGTATGGAACTCGTGCAGTAGAGAGTTTCTTGGATAAATATGATGGAGATTTCTTTTATTATGTTTTGAAAGAAAACATCCCCGCTCAAAAGTTTTGGTCTAAAATGACAGAAAAATTCAAACTGAACGAGGTTAAACGAAATGATATAAGTGAGTTGGATGATTGTTATACACATTCTTTCAGGAGGTAATGTATGAATAATAAACAACTTGTTTCAAAAATTTTTGGAGAAATAAAAAGGACTCCTACAAATATTCAAGCATATACAGATGCATTTAATATTTGTCGCACAATCGAAAATGATGATAAAGAATTTTCACATATAAAAAATCGAGAACTGAGAGGATTAATTTCCAAGGCGATGAGATTACCTACAACAAAGGATATATCGATATTGTTTGAGTTATATAAAAAAACTCTTTTGTTTGATGCCCCCTACTCTTTCGATAGTTATATGTTGTATCTCGAAATAAATCGTGACCCAAGGGAAAGGTTTTATCAACCTCGCAGAAAAGTATTGAAACCGGCAGTTGATATGATACAAGATTTGGTGGATGATAAACTCGATGAGGGATTTCTCGCACAACCTCCAAGAACGGGAAAAACAACTCTACTTATGTTCCTACTGACTTGGCTTATAGGAAAGAATAGTGAAAACTCAAACCTTTATTCTGCATATTCCGATACAATTACAAAAGCGATGCATAATGGTGTGCTTGAAATTATAAATGACCCCGTTACATACGCTTGGAAAGATGTATTTCCCTCTGCTAAAATCGTGCAGACTAATTCTCAGGATGAAACAATCAATATTGATAGAAAAAAGCGATACCCCTCTCTTACTTGTAGGTCATTGTATGGTACGCTGAACGGTGCGTGTGATTGCAATGGTTTTGAAATTTCCGATGACCTTATCGGAGGTATTGAGGAGGCATTAAACAAAGATAGACTAATGGCGGCGTGGAGTAAGGTCGATAACAACCTCCTCCCTCGTGCTAAGGAAAAAGCAAAGATTTTATGGTGTGGTACAAGATGGTCAATTATTGACCCCGCCGGTATCAGAATGGATTTATTAGAGAATGATGAGAAATTCAAAAATCGTAGAGTTAGAGTTGTCAATTTGTCTGCTCTCGATGAAAATGATGAGAGTCAGTTCGATTATGACTATGGAGTAGGTTTTACTACTGAGTATTATCATCAGAGGAGAGCATCATTTGAGAGGAATAACGATATGGCATCTTGGCAAGCACAGTATATGGGTGAACCAATAGAGCGTGAGGGTGCTTTGTTTACCCCAAACGATTTGCGTTATTACAATGGCGAGTTGCCTGAGGGTAATCCCGATAGAATATTTATGGCAGTAGACCCGGCGTTTGGTGGTGGAGATTATGTCGCATCCCCCGTTTGCTATCAATATGGTGATGATATTTATGTTCCCGATGTTGTTTATGATAATGGCGATAAGAAAATAACACAACCTCTGCTCGTGAATATGGTTTTGAAACATTCAACACAAGCGATGCAGATAGAGGCAAATAAATCAACCGAGTCTTACAAAGAGGGTGTGGAGTCAAAATTAAGAGAACATAACTATAGACTTAATATCACATCTAAAGCCGCTCCATCGAACAGAGCAAAGTGGGAACGAATATTCGATAAAGCACCTGATATTAAAGAACGAATGATTTTTCTTGAAAGTGGAAAAAGAACCCGTGAATATAGTTTGTTTATGCAGAATGTTTTTTCTTATAAGATAATAGGCAAGAATAAAAACGATGATGCTCCCGATAGTTTAGCGATGGCTATGGATATGGTACATAATCCTCTTGGTCGCATAGAGGTATTCAAAAGACCGTTCTAAAAAGTAAACAACTATGGTTTACAATCAGCATTGCAAACATTGTAGTATAGAGATATTTGCAGTATAATTTAATAGTAAAGATAGAATTTTTAAGGGAGGTGATTTTCGTGGTAAAAGTGGCGATGGATGGTAGACGGGTTATCTATACGGATGTGGATGAGATTACGCCCGATAATATTTTCGATGTGCTGAGAAAAGCGTTGATAATTCATTCTCAAAACTTACACGAAATCAACTTCTTATACAGATACTATCGTGGTAGGCAAAGCATACAATCGAGGAAAAAGAATGTTCGACCTGAGATTTGTAATAAACTAACCGAAAACAGAGCAAACGAAATCGTTTCTTTCAAAGTCGGTTATCTTATGGGAGAACCAATACAATATGTCAATCGTGGTGAGGATGCGAATGTAAGTTCCGCTATAAACGCATTAAACGAGATGATGTTGTTGGAGGGTAAGGCTTTCAAGGACAAAGAACTTGCGGATTGGATGCACATTTGTGGCACATCTTATCGTATTGCTTTACCGAGAAAGATGGTTACAGAGGATGATGCTCCTTTTGAGGTATATACACTTGACCCTCGACACGCTTTTGTTATTTACCACAGTGGACTCGGCAATAAACCGGTTGCCGGCGTAAAGTATGTTGTAAAAGAGGACAACTCTATTATTTATAGCGTATGGACTGATAATTGGTATTATGAGATATATGATGGTAATATTACTAACTTTATCATCGATGAGAATGGTAATAAACTTTTAGGTGAACCGACATATTACGGTCAGATACCAATTATAGAATATCCTTTGAATAACGCTCGTTTAGGTGCATTTGAAATTGTTTTACCAATTCTTGATGCAATAAATGAGGTTGGCTCAAATCGTCTTGATGGTATAGAGCAATTTATTCAGGCGTTAATGCTTTTCTGTAATTGTGATATAGACGAGGCAACTTTCTCTGCGTTAAAAGAACTCGGGGCGTTAAAATACACCTCAAGTAGTTCAAATCCCGCAGATGTCAAAATGCTTACTCAGGAGTTAAATCAGCAACAGACCCAAACTCTTGTAAATTATATGTATGAAACGGTTTTAACTATATGTGGTATGCCAAACAGAAATGGCGGCAGTTCTACAAGCGATACCGGTTCAGCAGTTATTATGAGAGATGGATGGTCGGCGGCTGAGGCTCGTGCGAAAGATACAGAGTTGGTTTTCAAAGAGTCCGAGAAAAGATTTCTCAAATTTGTTCTACGCATATTAAGGGACACAAGCGATATTGTATTACCTTTAGGTGCTATCGAACCACGCTTTACAAGAAGAAATTACGAGAACATCACGGCAAAGGCAAATGTTTTAACGACTATGCTTTCCAATCCAAAAATTCATCCGAAACTTGCATTTATTCATTGTGGTATGTTTGCGGATGGAGAGTTAGCGTATGCTATGAGTAAGGAATATTACGAGGAACAACTCGCTTTGACCCCACCAAAAAATCCATCATCAGGAGGTGATGGTGATGGTTAAACTGAGTCCTCAGACTATTGAAATTATTGAAAAAAGTTTATCACACAATAATCCAATAGAACTGAAAGTTGAAAAAGATAAGGTCGTTGTTATATCGATTGAAAGAAAATTGAAAGGCAAGACTCCCATAATAGGTTGAGGAGGAAATAGTCAATAAGGACTAAGGGTTGCTATACCCTTGGTCTTTTATTTTATAATTGCGGAGATGCAATCAAGCACAAAGTGGTAGAGAAACCACTTATCAAAAACCCAAATCAATGGTTAGAGAAAACCTAAAAACACAAGGAGGAAACAAGATGGATATTAAGGATTTACTTGGTGATGCGTTCAGGGATGATATGACTATAGAAGAAATAAACGCCGCTCTTGCGGATAAAACTTTTGTAGACCCTAACACTTTACCAAAAAGCGTGTCTAAGGAGATTTTCGATAAGAAAGCATCGGAACTTGCCAAGGTCACAAAAGAATTAAACGAATTGAAAAATTCTACACTGACAGAGGGCGATAAGGTAAAGAAAGCCTTAGAAGATGCGGAAACTGCTCGTATTGAGTTCCTCAAGAAAAGCACAAAACTCGATGTTGAGAAAGTCTTTGTCGAGGGAGGTTTGAAAAGCGAGGATTATAAAGACATTATCGATGATATTGTTTCCGAAAATACCGAGGCGAGCGTTGCATTGGCTAAAAACTTTATGACAATAATCTCGTCACAAAAAACTGCTATCGAAAAGGCAGTAAAAGCAGATTTACTCAAAGGTTCACCAAAGCCTCCGGCGGGAACCGGTGGAGAGGAAATTACCAAAGAGAAATTTGCAGATATGGGTTATGAGGCACGATTGCAGTTGTCACTCGATAATCCTACATTATATGAACAACTTGTTGGAGAAAATAATTAAATTTTTAGGAGGTAATAAACTATGGCAGAATTATTCGATACCAAAAACTTTAACGCTGAGGTGTTTGGGAAATATACAGACTCAATTCCCAATGTTAATCTCAACGAACTTGTCAAATCTAAAGCAGTAAAAAGAGATAACAGATTAAAGGCACTCTTTAATCCTCAGACCGGCT